CAGGCTTTTCCACCCGCAAACCCCATTGCAAAAGATCCCTGCATACTTCCCATTTGTTGGCTTCATACCAAGACTGTTTAAACGGTGGGCCCTTGACTCCGACTCGTCCCCAAACCTCGTAACACAAGTGAATGCAATCAATATGACCATCGCTGCCGTCAGCACCCAGCCGATACGGCATCCCAATTAGATCACTGCAGTCGGACATTGTTGCTGATAGGTAGGTTGCCAATTAACCGCTGCGTCAGTGAACGCCTTGGTACGTCCGTTCCAACAGCATCCAGTACAGAACTGAGCTTTAGGTTTAGCGATACGTTGTCCCACTGACCGCCAACAGCTTGGCCTGTAAACGAATGCAGCTTTTGATGGGTGCCTGCTGAATTGTCGGCATCCAAAATTAATACATCAACCTCTACAACCCAGTTCTGGTCAATGGCTTGATCAGCAAAACCGCGAGACAAGCCATTGTTGGGGAACACGAGGGTTGCTTCCAAGCCGTCACCCGTGCGATTAACGGTTACGCCTGAAAACCCAAACGGCACAAATCGGTATTGATTGCCTTCGTGCGTGGCTTCTTGGTTGATATAGAAGTTTTGGAAGAAGTAAAGCGTTTCTAGGCTGCCGGTCGATGGGCTGCGACGCTTGATTCGAGTGGCATGGCCAAATGCGTACTGGCTCACATTCCTAGCCTCCGGCGAGTGCTACCGCTCATCTGTAATCGTTTTAGCGTGTTCTGTTCACCGCGTTGTGCGCCTTGCGATGCTGCACGTTGCATCCCGCTCTGGAACTGATCAGCGGTTACATAATCAACGCTGTTGATACGTTCCACGGTGTAGCGAACGTCGATTGGTGCGGCAACTGCAACGCCACCATCACCTGATGCAGACGATCCACCATCAGAAGGAATAACACCGCCACCGCGTGATCCACGCGAATAACGCGACATGCTTTCACGCATTTTTGACTGAGGGATGATGTATTCCGGTTCGCCACCTTCTCCGACTACGGCATTCGTTGGGCCAGTAACGTAGGCGCCTTCAGCTGCGAACAAGCTAGGTGCACCCCCTACTTGGATTTCAGACCCAAGGCCAAAACCTGCGCCGCTTTGAATTGCATCTGGCTGAACAACGTCACCTTTGGTTCCCATCCCAGCGAAGGCGCGTGCAATCCCAATCGCGATATAGGTTGCGATCATTTGGGACGCCTGTTGCGCCAGCACATCTGCAATGCTCCTAAGCATGTCAGCAAATACTTGTTTGACTGATGTCGCTCCAGTAACCAAACCCTGCATTCCGCTTACGAGCGAATTGCCAATAGCATTTCCAATGCCTTGAGACACCTGAACAGCGTGCTGCTCAAGGTCGTTCAAACTCTTAACTGAGTTAGTAATAAATGACTGCAGAGGCCCTTGGTTTTGAGCTTCAAATAATTTTTTTGTTTTATTCATTAACTCTTGCAGCTGATCTTCTTGGTCTTCCGTCAAGTCTTTGTTGGACTCTCGCAGGTTTAAAAGCAATAGCTCAAGCTTTGCTTGATTTTCTGCCTCACGAGTAATTGCTGTTGCAGCTTCAAGCTGTAGATCTAGCTGCTCTAGCTGCGATGTAAGATCGTCAGCCTTTTGTTTATCAAAACTGTCAAGCTTGAATGCGTTCTCAAGAAGCGCACGATCTTTTTCGAGACCCAAGTTTTTAAGTTCAGCAATTTTTTGCTCTTGCGGCACTTTAGACGCCCTAATTACAGCTTCTTTCTCCGCAAATGCAATTAGTCTTGCTTCGTTCTCTAAAGCAATAACTTGACGATTGTCGCCTTGAAGCTTTGCAGTATTAATTTGCTGATCCAATTGCAGCAGTTGTTCAAGCTTGGCTCGTTCAGCGTCGAGACCAGCCAAGCGCCTTGCCAACCGCTCTGCGTCTTTTGCCGCTTTATCTGATCCCTTGTCTCCAGCTCTAAGCAGCTCCAAACCTGTTGGCTCGATAGAAGCTCCTTCTGGAATGACTTGACCGCCAAATTTTTCTACCGCAAGTCGCTTACCTTCTGCACTAATTACGCTTTTAGTTCTTGCGGCACCTTGGCCACCAACTTCCTTGGTAAACGGCTTTAAAAATTCTTCAATTTCTTTTGCTCTAGCACCTGTAGCTTCGCTCATCAAAGCGTTGAACTGATTGTTTAGCACAACACTTCCAACAACTTTATTTATTGCGGCCAACAACGGAGTTAAGGCTTTTGAAATAAACGCTTGAACCTGAAGTATCAACGTATTGAACAACTTACCCATTTTGTTGGCTTCAGTACCAAGGTCTTTAAGAGCTTTTAAACCACTGCCACCAACTTGTTTTGCCATCTCCTTCGTCATCAACGCAGCCGCTTCCGTGGCCTTTCCTTCTTCAATTAATTTTTCAATGCGAAACTGCATTGAGTCAGAACTGAACAAGCTTTTCTCCGCCATAAAGTCAGCGGCACCACCAACGCTTGTAAATGCTTTGCCAGCATTAATAACGCTTGCCACCATTTGGTCGATTTGCTGGCCAAGAGCACTAAGTGCAATCTGCGCTCCAAAAGATCCGGTTAAGCCACCTGCGGCACCACCAAGAACAGAACCTGGACCACCACCAAATAACAGTGGGAAACCAGCACCAAGACCGACCTGTTCAAGTCTTTTATTTCTGCGCCCTCTTTTCAGAGCTGCGGGAGACCCTGGAATGTTTGCCGCTCCACCGATCGGAGAGGATTGGCCTGTCAGCCCTCCAGCGGCTTGTTGAGAACGTACCCTTATTAGTTTGGCTGTATCCTGTAATGTTTCTAGAGCTATATTCCAACTTCGCTTTACTTTGCCGTCCCTTGATTTTAAAACTCCAGCCGTTTCTTGCAACTGACCTAATGCCTTAGCCCAAGTTGCTTCAACCTTTAAGGCTCTTAAATTTGTCTTTTTGGCGGCTTGAACTGCTATCGGTGAACCGGGTATTGTGATACTTCCCTTCACAGGAAGTGCCGCACCACCGGTTGGGAAACTGGGACCAAAAGGAGTTCTAGACGCAGTCGCACCAGCAAGAAATCCTGGCGATCCAGGGAAGCCAAGCCCGCCTCCAATTGGACTTGCAATTTGCCTGCCAGAAGCAGCAATTTGGGCAGGGGAACCCATCATCGTGGCCGTTCCACGGATAGGGCTCGATGAGAAGTTTTTTCGTTGCTCTTTTAATATCCGAAGCTTTGCCTGCTCTAGCTCGATAGTTTTTCGCAATAGATTAAATTCTTTATCCGCACTAGCAAAACGTCTTGCAGATTGCTCAGTTGTTGCCTTATTTAATTGTTTTCTTAGTTTCTCAACGTTGAGGCCCTTAGCCTCCATTTCATTAATTTTATTCAAAAGCCTTGCTCTTTTATCTTGTGCTTTTACACGAGCATTGATGTCATTAGCAAGCTGACGGCCTTGAGGTCTCGTTCCATCGAAACCCTTTGCCCCAGCTTGGCTAAGAAGTCGCAAACGTGCCCTTGCTTCAGCAGTTAACTGTTTGTTTAAACGTAGCTCTTTTTCGTTAAGAGTATTGCTTCGGCTTAAAGAACGAAGCCTTCTTTCGGAAAACTTGTCTTGGATACTTTGAATAGCTTTTGTTTTAGCGTTTAATTGAACAAGTCCTTTTTCGGTGGCTTTTAAATCTGCCGAGCTAGGCAACAGGCCCGCAATCCCAGGTTTTCTTCTAGAGCCACCACCTTTTGGTTTTCCAATATTGGAGACAATTTTGTCTATATTTTTTAGCTCGCGCTCAATCTGCCTACTATTAATCTTGATATTTACTTCGTACTCAGCAGCCACGACTAACCCGAGAACATTGCTCTCAGGTTAGCGCACCCTCCGGTATTGGGCCTGCTGACGGCTCCGTTCGATCTCCTTCTGTTCTCGGTCTGACTTGACGGAACAATATGCGCTCCAAGCCTGCAACTCCTCTAACGACATGCTGGCTCGAAGCTGAGCCAACGTCATGCCTAGCTTTTCAGCAATAAAAAATTGCAAGAACAGATAGTTGTCACCCTCAATCGTCGCTTTTAATGGCGTCAGGATCTTCCACCTCATCCATGCTCTGCATCTTGGACATGATGTCCAAAACAATGCTCAAGGGCAGTCGGTTGCAGATCTTGGCGCGGTCACCGTCCGAGAAGACCCGGTTCCCTGCTTCGTCTTCTGCTTTACGGATGACCATTTGGATCGCAAAATCCAAGTTGTCTTCAGAAGCGTTGACGTTTAATGCTTTTAAAGAGTTGTTGATGGAATCACGATCAGCAATCGTCAAAGGCTTCCAATAAAGCTTTAGAACGACTTCTTCCCCACTTTTAATTGTGTAGCTGCTGCGTTGTTCGACACTAAACGCTTTGCACAGTTTGTCGATTGCGCGTGTTTCAGCCATAAAAATCAGTCAACTAGCACAATATAGCTTATCCCAAGCGAGTTGCTTTAAAAGCTCTGTCTAAATCTCCAAGCAATCCACCCGACTCTGTATACACCTTGTACCAATCAGGATTTTTGTTTTTAGAGGTCAAGTTAAAACCATCTCTATTTTTATGCTGCTCATAAGTTGCTGTTCTGCCACCACGACGAGGGACAGTAGCATTTGGGTTATTAACAGCAAATCCTGCATACGAAGTCGAGTTTCCAATATACATCGGACGATTAATTGGAAAACGCAGCGAAGACACTGTGACTGGATCACTTTTGCTTGGCTTTGAAACCGTTGTTTTTGCAGGGATACCACCCTCAATGTCCCTATCAAATCCCGACTGATCGTCGGTTGGCTTAACTGCAACCTGGCTTAGTTGCCATTTACGCCCAAAGCTAGAAGTCCACCATGGACCTTCGTTCTGCAATGACCTAATCACAACTGGCCCGGCTGTTTCGCGACCTGTTTCAATCAGCTCACGGATGTCTTTAGCAAGTTCCGTAATTGGCTTGGCCATTAAATTGCGGTAAACGCGCAGCGCACCACGCTGACAAAATGGCTGCTGTTTTCTTCGGTTACAGCAGTAGGACCACTGATTTGCCCCACGCGTGGAACAACTGAAAAACTATCTGTATAGCCAGAAGCGTTTACAGAGGTCAGACCATCAATGACTGATTCAGCGACTGCAGCCGCTGCAGCACTTCCCTTATCTCTTGGCGTAAAAATGCCACATTGCACCGTTCCAGCGTATTGATCAATCGCAGCGCCATGTGGCTGGATTGTCGCTTGATTAAAGTTGATCGTTACCAATACATACTTCTTTGTTTTACCTGGTGTCGTGAACGGCATGTTGTCAAAGACAACCTCAACCGTTGCGTCCGCTGCAACAACAGCAGTATTAATGGCAGTTTCGAGCGCAGCTCTAGCGTTGACAAGCGTCATTAGAACACCACCCGCAAAATAAACAGATACTCCTGGTCTCCACGATACGTCTGAATATCTTGGATCTTGCTCACACGTGCAGAGCCTGCAAACTGCAAACTAACCTCATCTTGCAACGTTGGTTGGTTGTCCCCAATTTGGTCTGGAGTGATATACAACTTTGCTACGTTTTCTTGGTAACCCGCTTCTTCGTCAGAACGAATAAATTCGATTGGAGCGTCAAATGAATAACTTGTATCGGTTGTTGTTACCGCACCAGTAGCCAGGTTGTACGCTTCACTTGTCTTGCGGGTGTAAGTGATTGTCGTGTCAAGGGATTTGCCCAGATCAGCGACAACTGATTTGGCAACGTTCTTGAATAAACTGTCTAGTGCTCCTGGCATCTCAACCTCTCACAGTACGAACTTGATAAGAGCCAGAGCCTCCAAGGCAATAAGCACCAAGATAAGACTGCAGCCAAGGGTAAACGTCGAATACGTTATTGACAGTTCCAGTAGCTTGGCTAGAAGTGTTGTACTTGACTTCGAGTTCTCCGAGCTTGACGGCTTCGTAT